TCGTCTTTTTTTAATTGAAGAACATCACAAATATCTTTAAAATCGCCTAATTTAACCAATAAAACATCTTTGATTTCATCTACTGACATCATAGGCTGGGTCGTATCAGTCATATGTTTATATATCTCTAAAGTATATTTAAATTCTTTTTTGTCCGCATTATATTTTTCTGAAACAATATCGATGTGTATATCGCTTAGAGATTTAACTCCTTCTAAAGCAGGTTCAATGACGTCCTCTGATAATTCAATATTATTCAATCTGTCTATAATTGCAGAATCACTAACCGTTTCATGAATTTTGATAATATTTTCATTGGTACATTCGCATTTTGTATATGATTCAGTCATAATATTGGAAACATTAATATACATTTCAAATTGGGTAACAAAATTAGCTAAATGTTGTTCATCATTATTTCCAGATTTAAGTTCAAATAATTTCGGGAAATCACATGATGGACGATGCGTATTGGAAGACATATGTTTTGCGTACTGTTTCTCCTCGTCATCGAGTACTTCATTAAAGAAATTTAAAAAACCTATTAATTGTTTATTTTGTACAGTTTTGGTTAAATCAATAATTTCATCATATAGTTGATTTTTTTTTTGAATAGATAAACTAAGATAATCGTCTACATTCGATACACTTAATAGTTGTTTTAAATCTTCAATACTATAATCAGACATATACCATAGTATAATAAAGATAAAAAACAGATATAACGAATTTAAAAGTGACTAATACAATATTCTCCATCGGTATCTTTGGAATAATGACCAATTACCCGAGGGTTTGGTATATTTTTCATAATATCGCTGCTATTATATACATTTTGACCATCATCTATATAATATACAATTCCGCAAATATCTTGTGTCCAAATATTGATTTTCTTATGTTGATTTAGGGTGGGGGTTGTTTCATTAATTACTCCATGAGGAACACCTTTCATATGAGTTCCACAAACATTTTCGCCATTTTTTTTCTTGCGTGTGCACCTTTCAAGAGATGCTTTATATGCATGGCATCTGTCTTCATCTGGTATAATATTGCGAAGTCGTTTTTTTCTTTCATTGATAACAATTTCAGGGTATTCTTCAATAAATTGTTTTTCATTAGTCGTCAACGTTGATTCTTCAATAATTTTGCTTTTAAAATTGGCCATATAGTTATTAACAACCTTACAAATTTCAGAATGCTCCATGGCTTGCAATATAATATGCTGAGTAAATCTTAAATCAATTTTATGAAATTATAGTGTTTAATTGTTTGACAATGTAACCTTTCCTTTTAGGTAGAATTACCACAAAGAACCCTAAAACATTAATATACGTCAAAAAAGGCTTGTAATGGCGTTTGTCCAAGCCGAAAAAATTAAAAGCAGTATATGCCGAAAAATTAATTGCAAATAATGAAAATACAATAAATATAAAAATATTTAATTGACGCGATATCATTTGCAATATTATGAGATTATTTAATTAAGATAGACTTATAAATATCGGTTTTTTTCATAGGCAAAGACATCATATCTAATTCAACATATTTAGTAATAAATATAGGATATTTATGCGCTATCATATTGAATTGCATGTCTGCACCAATACCACTATATATCGTATCATAATACTCACTCCACGATGATTGTCTATCGCTAATATGTTGATTTTTAATCGCAAAATCATAAGACTGATTGATTAGCATTTTTGTTGTGCTTGAGTTATCGGATTGTCCAGACAATTTGCATTCGACATGTTCTATAAATAGAATACATCTATAAATAGCCCCTTGTGTAAATTTTCCATATTTTCCTGTCGTAATTGGAATATTATTAATAATTTGCGCCGCTGAACTTGTTGCCCAACCTGCATTTATTATTGCATCATTAAATGACGAAACATAGTAATAAGACCCAAAAATTCCTAAATACGATTGTTTTGGAATACCATGATTTAATAAATAATGTTGTTTTGCTATAGTATCACCATAATAATACGATTTGGGTGTTAATAGTTGTTTAGACTCTGAAGTTTTTAAATATAAGCAATGTTGGTTTTTTATAAAAAAGCGATATACAACATCATCGATTGGAATATTAAAATAATGTCGACTATTTATAATATCACTCGCAATTACAATTGCATGTGATTCCCTAGTGCTATATAGGGCACTCGATTGATTATCTGTGAATTTAATAAAACAATATATTTCATCTTTAAAAATTATATACCCTAATATATCATCCCCATTAATATCTGGTTTATTTTGTAGAACATGTGTTTTGATATCAGTTTGTTTGTTTATTTTTGCGTCAAATGAACTAAATGTTAATACATTTGCATTATTTTTCAGTAATTTAAATTCTAAAAACGGAGTTCCGTACTGCGTATTTATTGCACAATAACATATTTTTACTTTGCATATATTTACACAAAAATCCATAGAAAGTGGTTGATTTTGCAACTGTTGTTGATATATATCATATGACATGTATGATATATAAATAGCTTTTTATTTCCTTTTTATTGTTTCAGTTATTTTTTCAGTCCGAGAATCTAATATATGTTCTACTATTTCGCTAGCAGTTTCAGGTTTATCGCAAAAATATTTATTTAGAGCATCTAGTAATACTTTTTTACTCACCGCTTGCTTAGTTTTACTTTTTGAATAAACTAATTTACCATCGTTAATATCAAAACAGTCAATTTCATTGTCTTTCATGACACTTAATAATTTATTATTCAACATTTTTTTACGGTCCCGCATTTCTTTAAGAGTTTTTTGCATCTGTTTAATAGAATTATCACTTTCCATCCAGTCAGTTACTAATTGTACAAGTTGTTCCTTTGTTGACATAAATAGTTATATAAATATCTTTTATATTTATTTACAATGTCTATTGCAAAAAGTATTCTTTTTTATGCGACAACCGCATAAATTTCCTTTATTTGCACCTGATTTAAGAATAGCCAAACAACCACTATCCTGATTTTTTCCATCACAATTATTTTCATGATTTTTTTTGGCAAGTGTAATATGCAATTTACATTGTTCTTCATTACAGACCTTGTTACATTTCTCGCCCTTTTTTTTCCCGGATTTTAAATTATAATTGCATCTGTTTAAATACATTGAATATATTGGGGGGCTATTCACGCCATATATTTTCGGGCAATTTAAAAATGATGGTATCCACGGTAAAATTTGTGATTGTATATTTCTACACAGGGGGCATTTCATTTGTTTAACCGATAATTTTTTCGCACTACTTTTATTGTAATTATATCCAGGTTGTGGAAGTTTTTGCGATTTAACCTCATTATATATTGACTCATAATTAAATTTATGACCACAAATTAAGGTTACATTATATTGTAATAAATTTTCCCCAGTAATATTACATACTTCTGCATTATCATCATCGATATTTGCCAACTCTGTATTTGACAACTCTGTATTTGCCAACTCTGTATTTGACAACTCTGTGTAAAAATCCAGTCCACCTTCTAATTTATATTTATGCATTTAATTATGAATGGGATTATTCATTTAAATATATAATTAATATATAATGAAAATTTCAGTTTGGGGCCCAGAAACGTGGCTTTTATTACATACAATTCCCGAAAAAATTTACGATGACAGGTATACAGAATGTAAAAATGATATATTTCAAATAATATCATTGATTTCTTCATCTGTGCCATGTCCATTTTGCAGAGAACATGCAATACAATATCTAAGGCGACATAATATTAGACTATGTAATACCAAGGAAACACTAAAAATGTATATATTTAATTTTCATAATGATGTTAATACAAAACTTAGGAAAAATACATTTCCATATTCGAGTTTGTCTAAATACTCTGTAGTAAATTTTTCGTTATTAGTGAGACAATATTCTACAAATAATTCGAAAAATCGGACATCCGACCTTGGATTTTCGTTTCATCGCAATAATAATATAAGGACGATTAATAAACTATTTATACGAAATACATATGCATTTTCTCCATAAGTTATTCTACGGCCAATGATAGTTTTTTGCAAGTATATTTTTGGTTGCGAATCTTACACTTCCCTGATTTTCGGCTCGTTTCACCTCCATATAACAATACCTTAAATGTTTCATCTGAACTTAATATGATTACAAAAAATCCCGCAATCAATGCACCGACCAATGTCCCTAATATTATTGAAGTACCGTCACCACATCCATGAGCAATTTGTGCGTATCCATTAATTGTTAATAATGAACCAAAAACCGCAACTATGGCATAGTTCATATCATTTGCGAAAAGCATTGGTATCATGATATATGCCAAGGTGAAACCAATAATACTACTTGTTATAGATAATGCAGAGTCTTTTGCGCCAATAAATGTGCTGGTAAATGATGTTAATGGCCCAAACCTACATAATGTTTTAGTGGTTCTAGTCTCTTGATTCTTGTTTGGGGGGACTAACCCAGTACCCACGTATGATGTGACCATTACATTAAGGGCAAGACACGCCAAATATAAAAACGCTTTGATATCTTGGTTTATCATAGAGCCCATTATCAAATATGTCGGTACTAAATAAGGCGACATCAATGATATAACATTAAACAATTTTCCTATTGCACCCATATATATATTATATTAATATTCTTTATGAATCAAAATCGATTGTGGGCCTACAAAGTTTTCATCCATTGAAGGCCAGTCTTTTTTGAATTTATCAACAAGTTGAGACCAACTTATGGTACGTTCGTATTTATCTGTTGGTACTATAGTTCCATCATCGTCTGTACTTCTTACAGTATCATATTCTGCATCATCTTTCACAAACTTACCTTTTCCTTTTACGTTTCCAGATTTATCGATAATTACTACGTTTCCTTTACGGTTTTCCTTCTCATAAAAATACACCATTGTTTCACCAGTCATCACGATTTTTTCATAATCTCCGTAATTTTTCAGGGTTGAAATATTATATGTATCTGTGTTGTGTGGTGTTAAATAATCTACATAATGTGAATGAATTGATGAATCATTTGAAATTAATTCTTTCTTCTTTAAAAAATAGACTCTATCATTATCATACGATGTTTTATCACATTGAAATATCTTTTTCAATGGTGTAATGCATCTATCAGATATCTGTAAAAAAGAACTTGTTTTTAAACTATTTTTCAAACCTGCTCCGATAAAAAATATCATTATCAGTATTCCTGTGAATAATCCAATTACACCCCCCCCCATAAAATAGTCTATTGTAGTCTTAAAATTACAGTAATATAATTTCTCTGATAGAATGTTCAATGCAAACATCCCTGAAAAAAAGCCAATTAACGATGGCTTATTCGAAATTAGAAAATATCCAAATCCGAATGGGTTTTTCATTTCGCGGATGTTATTTGCTATGTCTCCCATAAGGAAAAAAAATAATGTAAATGCGATAACAGCCGCATTCGGGGATGCATTGTTATAGTACTTATTTATTATTGGCAACCCAATATAACATAATCCACTCTTTTCCCAATTGCCACTTTTGTAGTTATTTTTCAATTCCGAAGATGTATTTGACAATGAACTTACAGCATATACATTTAGGAGAGTCAACGTAATCCCAAAAATATATATTAATCCGCAAATATCTTGCATTATAAAACTGGATGTAATCACATAAATAATAATAATAATAGGAAACATCATTACATATCCATTCAAATCAACATTCCCACTTATTAACTTTTCAAATTCCATATTATATAGAGAGAATATATTGTTAATCAAATACAATTTTCAACACGTCTTCTATTCGAGATACCATCGTAAATGTATATTTATTAAAATCGATTATCTTATCTTGCTTCGTTTTGCATTTCTCAAAATCATCTTTATTCTCAAATGGGAAAATAAAATGGGTAACCCCTGCCTGGATTCCACCCAATATTTTCAAGTCCAACCCACCGATGGCTGTTATATACCCCTGTAAATTAATTTCACCGGTGATTGCAATATTATTCTTTATTGGCAAATTATTTAATAAACTATATATAACGATTGTAATTGCGACGCCTGCTGACGGGCCATCTTTTGGGGTTGCTCCTTCTGGACAATGTATATGCAATCCTTGTCGCTTTGTTTCCTCAAAACGTTTTACATTTTCTACACAAACCTTTTCATCACATAATGACCATGCCAATGTTTTTGCTACATTCATACTTTCTTTCATAACATCTCCTTGCATTCCTGTCAATTTCAATTCCATTAAATTACCTGCTGGAAAACATTTTGCTTGGATTGGTATAATTCCGCCCATCCCGATAGCATTTGCCCATAATCCATTTATATTACCAACTTCTGATATATCATGAATTTCTTTATGTTTTACACTATTTCTATCTTTTAAATACTTAAACTTTAAATCATCTTTGGTAATCCGAATCGGAAGTTCATATGTTTCATTGTGTAAAATAGATAAATTAATTTCACTAACAATCTCAAACAGTATTTCTTTCAGTTTCCTCACACCAGGCTCACATGTATATTCCTCAATAATATATGTGATAACGTCTTTTGAAAACTCTATCGCGTCATTTATACCTATTCTTGCATATAAATCGGGTAATATATGCTTATACACAATCACCAATTTATCTGCTAATGATAGATGTTCAAATTTTATACGATGTATTCGGTCAAGTAAAATACCATCAATTAAACTGGCATCATTATATGAAAATATAAAAAGTGCTTTTGATAAATCGATGTCTATTCCATTGAAATATTTATCATGGAAGCAATCATTCTGAGTAGAATCGACTAAATGTGTTAAAATCGACACTATTTCTTTTCCCTGCTCAGTACGACTTACCTTATCCAATTCATCAATAAATATGATTGGATTCATGCATTTCTTTTCTATTAATATATCTACTATTCTACCCCATGTCGAACCCAAATAGGTGTAATTATGACCACTTAATGTACTTGAATTGCTCGAACCACCAACCGCAATAAACCCAAATGGTCTGGGTGCATTATTAAAATCTCTCAAACAATTTGCCAATCCATGTTTCGCAAGCGATGTTTTTCCAACCCCCGGTGGCCCTTCAAATCCCAAACAATATCCTGTATTTTCACCAGTTATCCACTGTCCTATTATTCTTTTAATTTGTCGTTTTGCATTATTATGACCATGAATTGATTCTTCTAAAACATTGTCTATTTTTTGAAGGGATTCATTAATATTCAGACATTTATCTGAGATTGATGTCATTAATGTTTGACGATGGTTATGTTGTGTTTTCAAATTTAATGATATATATAAATCATTTATTAATAATGGATTTGCTTTTATCGTTTCGAAATAATATTCTATTTGTTTTTTCATATATTCTATTGTCTTACCAGAATGGCATATCTTATTTAAATCTTGAACCTGTCTAGCCTTTGCGAATGTATTTAATTGATGAATTAATGTTACTAATTGTTGTCGTTTTTGCTGCATTAACACAGATTCTATCGCACTGGCCTTCATTGTCAATACTTCTGTATCAGTTATAGTATTATCATGAATATATTTTTTAATTTGTATAATATTTTGTGAATTCTTATTGTTTGGTATATTCAACAATTCATTATGAGTATCTTTAATTTCTTGATATATTTTTAATACAGGTTCTTGTTTAAACATTCCAAATGGAATCTTTAATAAACCTTCTAGCCATTGTCTAGCTTTTGAACCGGATTCTTCGTTTTTTGATTTGACTTCTTTCAATTTTATCATTGCTTTTTGTTTTATCGTTTCACTTGTATTCATCAAACATATTTGTTGTTCGAATGGTACATTTACTTCATATTCACTCAGTTTAGTTGTATAATCAATCGTTTGTTTCATTGCATCTTTAAAATACTTTTTAATAGTCCAAGGGAAACTTTCGTATAATAAGTTCTGTTCAAATGAATCACCCGACGTTACCGTATTTGATAGCATATCATATAACAAATATGCCAAATACTGATATTCTACCTTTTCATAACGTATTAATAATGTCATTAATTTCAAACGCTTTGAATACAAATCCTCATTTATGTATTCATTTACTATATCACCCACAGGGACTTCAATCATTTTCTGACTTTTTGTGAGAAATCTTACATATTTAATTTCCAACTCTTCTATTGAATAAATAAGATAGTCTTTTATCATGAGCGAATTTTTAAAATTTGCTAAAAAATCATTTGCTTCATATATTGCTTTACCTTGATTGTAAATATAATCTGTAAATTGTGCAAGTTTATTTATAACGAATTTATTTTCAAAAAATTCAATATTATGATTATCAATAATACCATCAAATATTATAGTTGATTTACTGTTAATATCTTGAATGATAAGCCGCAATCCATTTACCCGTTCATAAAATGTCTGACTTATTCGTGATAAATCTAAACACTGGTAGCATTCTAAGTATTTTATTTGGTCTAATTCACTAATTAAAGCAAGTTTGCTTAGTTCCTGTGTACCTATACATGACCCATCATTATCTGCTCCCCATTTGTGAATCGTTATTTTATATGGGTGAAAATGTTTTACCAATAATGTATTCATGTCAGCATGTTGCAGTGTGCGATTGTCTCCTAAATATACTGAATAAAAATCATCTATATTATAACAACCAAATTGACAAAAAATTTTTGTTACAGCTACATAAATATCTACTAAATCCGCATTATTATCAGCATCATCGTGTGCTGGGTTGTTGTCAAACGTTTGTTCGATTTCTTTTATCTTTCTATAATTTTCTTCCAATGCTTGATTATAAATATTAAATTCATTTATCGTGATAATATTACTTGTCTTATATATCATACTATTATGAATACCCCGTTCAATTGATTGTTTAATCGTATGAAAATCAATATTTTCTTTGAGAGAGTGTTTTATATTTTTAACATCGGATTTTGTTTTTTTCCCCATTTATATATACCGATTTATAAATATTTATGTGTTTTACATTTTGATTCTATCTAAAACTATTTATTTATATTAGTATATAGACATATAACGTAATTATATATACCGAATGGGCATTCCATGTTTTTATTCATATATTGTTAAAAATCATGGTGATATTATTAAATCTTTGCGCAACGTTCATTGTGATAATTTATATATTGACGGAAATTCCATCATATATGACTCATATAATGCACTAGAACATACTGATGATTTTGAACAAAGTCTTATTCAGGAGATTATTAGGAGACTTGATATATTAATTATTAAAATTTCCCCTAAATTAAGATGTCTCATTACGTTTGATGGTGTTGCTCCACTCGCAAAACTAAAACAACAACGTGTTCGCCGCTTTAAAAGTGAATATGAATGTAATATTCGAGATGGATTGTCTATTTCAGTCCCACCAAAATGGAATACCAATGCTATTACACCTGGGACATATTTCATGAAAAAACTTTCTGGTGCATTGATTGATTATTATGTAAGTTCGTCGAATGATATTAATAATAATAAGGTCAATATTGTAGTATCTACATCTGAAGAACCAGGTGAAGGCGAACATAAGATATTTTCTACTGTTAGGAAAAATGTCAATTATCACATTAAAACCTCAACGTGCATTTATGGTCTGGATGCAGACCTCATAATGCTTTCATTAAATCATTCTAAAATGTGCAAAAATATTGTTCTTTATAGAGAAACTCCGTTATTTATTAAACAAATTGATTCTTCACTTGACCCCACACGTGATTATGTGTTGGATATTAAAAGTTTAGAACATACGATTGCGCAGGATTTTGGGGATATAAGTCGAATTGCAGATTATGTGTTTATTTGTTTTATGCTTGGAAATGATTTTATACCTCACACGCCATCTATAAATATACGGACATCTGGAATCGCAGTATTAATGTCTACATATAATGACATTATTGTTAAACAAAAACGATATTTAATTCATAATGGTCAAATTAAATGGTGCAACTTCAAATTATTTGTAGCCGGATTGAAACAAGATGAGTTATCACGTATTAAAGAAGAATATTCTAAACGTCGCAGTTGCAGAGTAAACAAAACGTCATTAGACGACAAGCTATTATTTTTACCACTTATCGATAAGCGCGAAGAACACATGATTAATCCATATGAGGGTTATTGGCAAGACCGATATTATTCACATCTCAATGATATTGACAGGAATGATGATAAAGTATTGAAAATATTATGCATGAATTATTTAGAAGGATTGGAATGGACTATGAAATACTATACATTTGGGTGTGATAATTGGAATTGGAAATATAATTATCTTTATGCGCCACTATTGAGTGACTTATATAGATTTATTCCGAATTGGAATGTTAATTTAATTTCGAATGAAAATATCAGTGGTCCGGTATCACCTTATACCCAATTGTGTTACGTATTGCCTAGAACTTCCCATTTCTTGATACCTGATAAAATCGTCGATTTTATACATTCAAAATATGATAGTTATTATGATTCTGGTGTGATAAAATGGGCATTTTTCAAATATTTTTGGGAGTCAGTTGTTCAATTTGAGCAACTTGATATTAATCAGTTAAACCGTGAAATTTGCACAATTATTAATAAAAGCATTTAAAAATAATAACTTGTCTATTTATAATGTCTTCTGATGAAGATATGCTGAGTCGTGGTGATTTTCTACAGATGTTGCAAACTAAACAAAAACCATTACTAGTTAAATTCACAGCAGATTGGTGTGGTCCATGCAAGCGTGTTAAGCCATTAGTTGATGCATTCTTAACACCCGAGATCCGGTCTAGCATTGACTATCTTGAAATTGATATTGACAATTCGGTAGATGTGTATGCTTATATGAAAACGAAACGTATGTTGAATGGTATTCCAACGCTATTCTATTATGATATGTCTAACAAACATTTTCCACCGACTTATTCAGTATCAACTGGCAAAGAAAGTACAGTCAATGAGTTTTTACAGGGTCTTGGTCGTTCTATCTAATCAAAGATAATATGCACTATAATTCATAATATACAATATAATATTATATATTATGAATCCGTCTCTTGATCTAAATATTGATAATTATGATTTTGATGATATATTGTCTTTATTTAAATTGCCGTATCATTATTCAGAAAAGGATATGAAGTCAGCTAAAAAAATTGTGCTACAGACACATCCAGACAAGTCCGGTTTAGACAAAGACTATTTCCTCTTCTTTTCTAAAGCATACAAATTATTATATAAGGTCTTTATATTTAGGTCAAAGGTTGCAAAAAAACAACTTGACGATAAAGATTATGA